GGATTTACACATATCCTGTTATCACATTTATGGCATACATGAAAATTTTCTTGTATTTCACCATGCTTTAAATAATAAGAATATCTATGAGCTAGCCAGGTTTTTTTATTTTTTGTTATTTTTCCATATCCATTAGGCATTTTGCAACCAACAAATTCCCAACATCCATTTTCTTTAACAATATATTTCATGCTTTTCTCCACTTAGAAAATTGGCTAGTCGTGAAGTGGCACGACAGGGGAGCTACCCTTTTCGCCATAAAACTACAAATCTGATTCTTTACCAAATCCTTTTAATGGATAAATGGCTCTTTTATAACATCCCCACCACTCATCTGCGTAATCACAGTTTTGGTAGTCTTTAAAGCAACAAGTTCCTAGAGTAAAATGAACTAATTTTGCAGAATCGTTATATTCTTGTTCTGTTACTAACCAGTTCCATTCTTTTGGCAACTCACCAATTAAATTGTCGCTTAGCCATTCAAACCTGTGCAACTGTTTACCCGTTGCTTTCATTATATATTCAGGAGTTAAATCTTTATTGCGCCAAGCGTGACAATTAAACAACATTACACTTGACCAGTTTTTGCGCGGGTAGTCTTCGTTCTTTGCGCCAAGATACTTAACTGGATGTTTTGTAGTGTAATCGTGTTTAACTACCCATACTGCTTTAGACGGATCAGCTTCTAAATAATTCAAAAGTTCTGCTACGTCTGCTCTTACTAGCATGTCGCCATCAATGAATAGGGCATAACCGCTATAATCCATCAGATACGGCACTAAGAAACGTGAGTATATAAAAGCGTTACTTCCGTCTGTATGTGTTTCCGTGTAGCCTTTTAATGTGTTTAAAGCCAACGGAGTGAATGATACTGCCACGCTGGCTTTTTCTATAATAGATTGACACGCTATGTGATAGGCAATTGGTTCTACTTCACCATCATAACCTATGAAAATGTTCAATGGCTTCATATTTTCTTTTGTATTTATCAGACCGTCTAATTTTTATGTGTCTGCCGTGTATTAGAAGTTTTCCATTTAATTTTCTAATACGATATAAAATCATTTTTTCTTAGGCGCTGGTTTCTTTTTCATGCCAGTTTTCTTAGCATACATCATTGCTTCTTCTTTACCTTTTTCAGTGTAAGGAAATTTCTTTTTACCGACCATTGGCATGATTATTTACCTTTCTTTGGTTTCTTTGCAGTTTTAGCTGCGTCTTTGAAGTCTTTAGCACTTGGTGCATTTTTGCTACCAGGCTTATTCATTTTCTCGCCAGATCCTGTTTCAATGCGTTTGCGTTTTGCTGCAATATTTGCGTAGAGTCCTGACTTCATTATTTCTTGCCTTTTTTCTTACTTACGCCTGCCTCTGATAGCGCGATGGCGATTGCTTGTTTAGGACTCTTTACTACTTTGCCACCTTTTCCGCTATGCAATGTTCCTTCTTTATACTCGCGCATAACTTTACCAACTTTTTTGGCTTTACCTGCTTTTGTGGTGGGTTTCATAGTGACTCCTTAGAATAAAGGTGATTTTTGCGGGCAAGCTATCACAGAGCCTGTTTGTATCGCGAATTCAAAGTGAGTTTAGGTAGCTATATCTACTCACCCCGCCATGCACTTGCGGATCAGGCAAGTTACAATGTTAAAAGTGCAAGGGTCATCGTGTGCGGTCACTCGCCTTGCTGATATATCCGCAGACTTCGGAGAGGAAGTATAACAAGCATATCATTTTTTGCTGTATTTTTCAAGCCTATCAAGTTCTGCCTGCGCATAAAATAATATTTTCTTAATCCCACGCATTTCATCAGAATGACTTGCCTGTCCGTAACGGTAACATTCTCTGAATATTTCCCCAATTTGCGCGTTTAGGTTTTTGTAACTAATCAAGTCTTGCAATTGTGTTGCGCCAAATGGTAACTGATAATAGTTTGCTGTTGATCCATCTGATGACTCTTTGTATTGTTCGTGTGTTATATGCTCAATATCTACTCCCCAACCTACTGTATGAGAAGCAGCATCCCATTCTTCTGGTGTTGCATCATTCAATCGTTTAACGCTCATCACCTGATCCTTTCACTACGCCACGTTCAAATCTATCTTTTAGCTTGTAATAGTTCATCTGTGCAATTTCATCCAAGCTAGTTTCAAAGTCATCAGCAATAGCCGCAATAAACCAAAGCACATCGCCTAATTCCTTTTTAACATTCTTTTCAAACTCTGCCTCGTCTTTTACTCCATCTCTAATGCCTTTAGCAATTAAAGAATGTAGCTCGCCAACCTCACCTGATAAACCTATCACGGCATACATAGCATCTGCTGTTTCACTGCGAAATTGCAATACGTTGTGCTGATAATCGTTAAATTCCACTTACGCTCTCCAATCTATTTAATGTTTCGTTTAAAAGTTCAACCTCTGTCATACCTACTGCTGCTTCAAATGCTTTCTTGCCTGAATGTATTGCTACACCATAACCGCCATGCTGATGATGTTGTGGGCATAACGGAATTGCTAGTGACCAGTGCGATTTTTTACCCATGCCAGCATTACCTGATTTAATGTGATGAATGTGTGGCGCGCTATAACCTAACCCTAACACATGACACGCAATGCAACCTAACTGTGAAAGTTTATCATAATGCTGACGTTCATCTCTTGTCATTTAGAATTTCCTTAATCTTGCGCCTACTTTCATCAGCCGTTTGCACCCGCACAGTTTTAATAGTGCCATCTTTGTTAATTGTGCCTTTGTAAATTTGCTGATTATTTGTAGCTACAAAATTTCCTGTGAACCCAGCCGCAGCCATTTCTTTAATGAACTGATTTACTGTTTTTTCTTGCATCTTTTATCTCCAAGATTAACATAAATGCAATACCAACAATTACGCCAAATAAAAACGCTGACGCATAACAAAGTATAAAATCAAAAACCGCTATCATCTGACCACCCCAAATTTCCAGCCCATGCACAAATTTTATCTTGAAATTCCGCCATGTCTTTAACAGATAATTTTGTCGTGGATTTAACCCTAGTTATTTTTTCCTTACCTACCCAACGTTCCTCTAGCAGAAACTTGTAGCCAAGAAGCATGTGCATTTCCTCTGCCGTGTAACCAAGATAGTTGCCTATGCTAGTATATAAACTCCACAACCTGGCGTTTTGCTCAACGGATCGTGCTGATTGCCTTTCTTTAATTAATACTTGCCAGTTTTTATCAGGATGCTCTGTAATTAAGTCTTGCAACTTAGCCACGAGCACAGGTAAATTTGTGTGCGAGATATTAAATGGTTTTATGTTAATCATTAAAACAATCTTTCTTGTTGCGCTTCACGTTTAATACGTTCGCAAGCCGCTTTAAAATAATCGGAATCTAATTCACAGCCTACCAATTCAAACCCTAAATTGTTGCAAGCAATAGCGTGCGAACCTGAACCTAGATGGGTGTCTAGTATTTTATCTCCAGGCTTTGCATAATTAGTTAATAGCCATTCGTAGAGTTTTACTGGCTTTTGTGTTGGGTGAATCCTTATGTCGGTTTGCTCACCTCTGTGATACCTAAAAAATCTAACTGCTGTTTTAAAAGATGTATAAGCAAGCTCCGCATCTGCAAAACTAAATCCATCATTTTTCTTATCCCAAATAATCCAACAAGGTGAGCCTTTTTTAATCTTTTCCATAAAGTGGTTTGCACCCCATACAATCTGATTTTTACTTGTTCTTTGAAGCTCTAAAAAATAATCATCATTTGGTGCTGATTTATCCCAATCTTTTTTTTCATGCTTTGAACCACTCCAATTATTATTACCATCCATACCTACCCCATACGGCGGATCAACAATCGCCAAGTCATAAAACTTATCAGGCGTTTGCTTTAACAGTTCCATGCAATCAATGTTGTATAACGTGCAATTTTTAATTATTACTTTTTCCATTTATATGCTCACTAACGCGCTTTTTAGCGTCCTCAACCGATTTAAAATGCCCAAGTATAGTGTTAGGTAGCATAAACGCTGTATAAACCGTATCGCCATTTACACTACACTTTGTTATTGTATATCCATCAGTTTTGATGTGGTAATTGTCTATCTTTGTCCATTTCAATGTTGTCATCCAGTACTCTTGATAACCATTTAGCGCTGCCCAACTCTTTAAATTTAGATAGTCTTGTTGGCGTTAATCTGATTGATGTAATAACTCCACGCTGGTCATCTGGCAATGGCTTTCTTCCCTTATTCAATTTCTTCTCCATAATAATCTAAGATTTGCTTGTATGCTTTGACTAGCTTTTTGTTGTATTTAGCATCATTAGGATGCACCCAACCATCCGCCTTATATTTTATTACTGTATCTAAGTCGTCTTTTAAAAAAGCAACCATAACAGCATCTTTTAATTGATAAATAAATTCATCCTCAAATTCAATCTTCATTTTCTTTTTCCTCGTGTAATTCTTTAACTTCTAACAACCCTTGCTTTATCAAATCAATAATAGCTTTATTAATTAGATATTTTTTAGTTTCCTCATCCATATCAATGATTAATTCAGCACCGCCATTTTCTAGCTCTTTAATTTCTAATATTTCTAGGTTCATTTGTCTCCCCTTAACTATTTGTCGGTACTTATATAAACGTCATACCCATATAAAATGCCTTTTTTGTAAGTCATATCATTCCCCTATCCCATGTGCTTTTTCAATCGCACGAGCAAATGTATGAATAAAACTTTGTCCAACAGCTTCATTAGGCAAATTGTCAAATACTTTTTCTATCTCATCATCACTCAATGGCTTTGTTGGTCTGGTGTAAGGTTGTGTTGTATTTGAAACTGTAAATGATGGTTGTTGCACCAATGGTTTTATTGGCAGCGTGTTAATAGTAATTGGATTCGTGTTTTGTAATGCTGCTTTGCAAGCGTTACGAACTTTATCTAAATCAATATCTTTTTCTAACCTCCATGCGTCATACTCAATCAGGTCTTCGTGGTATTCCATAGCGTCAATAACCTCAATCGCCAGTAGTAACGCTTCTTCTGTTTGTTTGTTCATGATTTCTCCTGTAATTGTTTAATGCGTGTGAGGGCTTCGGTTGCTTTGCACCCGTGGTCAACAAGTTCTACTTTGCCATCAGGTTTGTTAATGAAGTGGTCGCACTTGTCGTAAAACTCAAGCGCATCAACCGCTATTGCCAACTGCGCTTCAAGGTCATCAATGCGTGATTGTTGGTGTTGCCAAGCAGCTTTGTGACCTTCACAAAAATTCCCAAATGGTGTTAACGGATTTCCATTTTCATCGTTAGGAATGTAAGCATGAATTGTATATAAATCTAAAAGCACATCATCATTAGGGTATTTCTTACTCATTTCACCACCTCAGTCGATTTATATTCGTTAGTTTCAGCATCAAAGGTAAGTTTTATTGCGTGTTTCCATTCTTGACTGCTCTCACTATCTAAACAAATACCAGCACTAGGGTTATTATTCCAGTAATACCACAACTCAACATCAGGCTTTGGTTCGGGCTTTATGCGCCATTCTTTATTTGAGTATCTCAAAGGGTTTAAGTATTCACTGTCAGTCAATGTAACCCAACCATCTGCGCTGTCAAAAAACTCAACCTCTTTACCTTCATCGATTGCAATAAGCACATCATGCCATTTGTGTTTTTGTGTCATCTTATCTCTCCACCTCACACATATCTAATAAAGTTACGTTTAAGTTACGTGCCATGTTTTGAATAGTTGCGCTACACGGCACAAGCTTTACTTTTGTTTCATAAGTGAGTTTGTCATACCATTGACCTAGTATCATCACTGAAACCATGCCTACGCAAGCAACACACACCACTGTTAGCATTGGATAATCTTTCATATTAGTAATCCATTGTGCCAAATGTAGTGCCAATCCATGCAGATTGTTTGCTGTGCGATCCGCGAGTGTGATAATCATTACAGCTTATAACTGTTACCGTCATCTTGTCAGTGCTTACAATTTTTTCACGCTCTTTTTTTTCTTTAGCTTTTGAGCTGCCTAAACGTCTTAGCTTGTATTGCTCTTTAATTAAATCACTAAACATAGGTTTATTAGGAACGCCAACGTAACGTCTAATGTTGATGTGTTTATCCATATCGCCAGGATAATGAACAATTACATTTTGAGCTTTTAAAGACATTAGGTAGTTTTTCATTGACTTTTTATCAATGTCAAAATACTTAACAAGCTCAGCAAAATTCATTGCTTTTTTTAGCAACACTTTTTGTATCTTGTCTTTAATTTTCAAACCTTCTTTGATTTTATCGCCTTTGTTCATGATGCACCTCAAAAGCAGATTGTCTGGCAGTTGTTACCAGTACAACAGGTTTGGCAAATGACAAGTTTGCCATTAATCCAATATTGATTGGTTGAACAAGCAGCATAAGCTGTTGCAGAGATAGCCAATAAGCTAATAGCGATAAGTAGTTTTTTCATCTTCACTCTCCATGTGTGGTTAAAACGTATTACTAATATATCACATATTTTGGTTTATGCAATACTTTTTATGTAATTCAACTAATTTTGATCCAAGCGTGTAAGAAATATCAGATTTAACGCCATAACGCGCCATTTTCTGAAGCCTGGATGGTTGCACATCACATTCACGCGCTATCTTTGCTAGTGGCTTGTAATTGCGTCTAAGTTGTAAAAGTATTAGTTGCCAGTTCATCTTTAATCTCCAATGCTTCTTTAGCAATTCTTAACGAAATATCTGGATATGTTTTAGGGTTTTCTATTATGCGCTTTGCCCAAAGCTTCATATCTCTTTTTTTGCTAGTAAACGCAGACATCTTGTCATGTATAACCGCAAGCTGCTCATCAGACACTTTTGGCTTAGGTAACGCTTTATAATCGCTGTGCGCTTGCATAACAGTCCTGCATTGCGCTTTAAATTGATCGCATGACGGAGCATACTCATAATTGTGCATTAATGCCGCTTTAATCCTGTCAGCAGATATTCCAGATAATTCTTCTGCCCATACATACTTTGCGTTTAATACACCTAAATCATTTCCTTGTGCATCTTTCTGACCATTTTTAAATCTGTCTATAAAATTATTACCAAAGCGACCATGTAATCTTAAAAAGATTCTTTCAATCCACTCAATAGGCAAAGCGTTCATAAAAATAACCTCACTTGTTGATTAGCTTGAGTTATACGCTCAATGCTTGCTTTATAATAATCTTTATCCAATTCACAAGCTGTAAGTTCAAATCCTAAATTATTGCAAGCAATAGCGTGTGAACCAGAACCTAAATGCGTGTCTATTATTTTATCTCCTTGTTTAGCGTAATTAGTTAATAACCATTCATAAAGTTTAATTGGCTTTTGGGTTGGGTGAATTTTGTTTTTTTCCAATAAAACAGATTGCCTAAACATTTTTGCAGGATATTGAATACTTGACAAAGCAAATTCACACATTGCCAAACTAAAATCATGTGGTTGAACTTTATCCCAAATTAAAAAACCTTGAGTGTTTCCAAGATAATCAAAAAAATAATTTCCTCCCCAAATAATTTGATTTTTACTTACTCTTTTTAATTCATCAAAATATTCTTTTTGTGGTATTGCATTATCCCATTGTTTTTTTTCATGTTGCTGACGAACGGGATTATTTGATATACCAATTCCATAAGGCGGGTCAACAATAGCCAAATCAAAAGCATTGTCAGGCAATGACTTCATATAATCCATGCAATCCATGTTATAAATCGTTGCATTTCCTATTGTTGTTTTCATTAAAACACCTCTTTTTCTGTAATTGCATATCTGTTTAATAAATTACCAAATGCTGCTTGTGTAACTGATTGCCTGTCATCAACCTTACTAGATTTATTTACCCATTCAGCTTTAAAGCCTTGCCATGAATTAGAACAGCAACATTCGATAGCTTGCGTTAATGACCAACCAAGTTTATTAGCTTCAGATTCTATTGTTTTAATTACACGCTCTGTAACAGGTTTATTTTTTCTATGTTGCTTCCATTCAGTAAGTAATTCCGCAGGAATTGGTGGTATGTATTTATTATTTTCTTTTCTAGTCTTATCTGTTCTATTCTCTTCTATTAATACGGACTTTTCTGGATTTTGTCCCGACAATGTCCCGACACTTTTGCAAGTGCTTGATGCTATTAATAATTTTTGTGTATATTCATCAGTTCTTGATGCCATTTTTAAGCAA